TTATAACTCTCTAATCTTCTTTCTCACGAGATCCCTCAGTGCTTCTCCATAGTAGTTCATTAACTCTCGGGCAAATTCTGAGGTGAGGAACTCTACAAACAAGCCCCGCTTTAGCACTTCTTCTATAATCATTTCTACGGTTCCTTCTGCAAAATTTTCTTTGCTCCATACCCACTTTTGGTGTGGTAGTGGCTTGGAAGGTTTGAGTGGGCTTTCGTTCTCTTCTTCTGTGTTCCTCTTGGGCTTTCTTCTCTTTTGCTTGTTGAATATATCTTCATGCCTCAGGAGTGGCTGGGCTTCTGGTCTTCCTTCTATTCCACAATGCCAGCCCTTCACTACCTCCGCCAGCCATCCCATACTTGCAATCTCATATCCGCCCTTCTTCCACATCTGCTTGGCATACTCAAAGTCTTCTATGTAGGGGTGTGAAAGCGTACATCCGATGTTGAACTTCTCAAGCGCCTCTTGCGTTTCTCTTGTCATGTCAAGCAACAGATGGTTGGAAAGGATAACTACTTTCTCGTTTTCTCTCTCAAGGAAGTATAGCCACATCTACCAATATCTCCATCGCCCGTCCTCTCCTCGGCGGTATTTGTCTGCACTTATATATATAAATAAAGGAATATTGGTAGTTGATTTCGCAGGCGTTCCTGTGCTGCTTGCACTCCTTTCCTACCTTCCACACGCACACATTTCCTCTTCTGCAATTTTGCAGGCACTTCTCCCATTCCCACGCACCTGCCCGCCTGCACTCTTGAATAACCCAGTTGCCTCCGTTGTATCGTTGATAGACAATCCACAGTTGCGGGGCAGGGTTGCTTTTGATGAGCGTGTTCAGGTAGTAGGCAAAGGCGTAAAAGTGGTCTTTTGAATATGGCTTGGTGTAGTCAGGGAACAGTGGTTTCAACAACGGGTCTAAAAACTTTGGCGTTAATTGGAAGTATCCGACTGAACCGTGCCCGTCGGCACTCTCCCTCCACCGACAGCCCGTCTCCTTCTCAGCGGTAGCTATGTTGTAGTGAGCTGGGTAGTCTTTTGCTATGTATCTTTCTGTTGCTTCCTGTATAGCTGGCTCAAGCTTCAAACACCTGGGATTAGCCCAGAGCAAAGACGAGACCAATATAGAGCAAAAGAGCAATAGCGTAAATCTTGTCATAAGGGTCTCTCCAGTCGATGAATCCGACTTTTAAAACTCTTGTGATATAGTAATAGACCAATCCCGCTGAGGCTAAGGCTACTTTTCTTGCTATTGCACTCAGAAGTGTAGGCTGGTCATAAACATAGACAAAAGCTACAAGCATAAACACAATCGCAAGGGCTAAATCAACGCTGTAATGCTCCAGTATTCTTTTGAATAACTCTATTCCTTGCATGTGTCAATCACCTCCCGGAGAATTTCATTCTCTCTCTCAAGTCTAAACATATAGTTCAAAAGGGACTGCAATTTTTCAGTGTAGGGCTGGTCTGGTTTGATAACGGGTCTTTCAGTCTTGGGAACATTAGGGACAGGGCATTTCACAATAACTTCTTTTTCTATCACTTGCACTTGTGGCTTGGTGGCACAGGAGAACAGATATAAGCTACTTACTAAAATAAGAAGACGCTTCATCTATCATCCTCCTTAAAGCCTCGCACTCGTCTATGTCTGTATGCGGTGGGATGTTTATCTGTGGGATGGGTTCTATAGCTTTTTTCAGGAGGGCGGTATATCTCTGCTCTATCTTCTTTTTGTCAAGCTCGCATTTGCTTTTTAGCTCGGAGTAGAGGCTTGTGTATTTGATGAGGTTTTCTTGTGTGGCTTTCATTTCAGCTTGGCATTGTGCGAGGGATTGCATGGCTCTAAAGTGTGCTTTGCGTTCGTAAAACCACAAACCGAACAACATTAAGCTTGTTATCATACTCACAAAAAACAACGCCTTAAACATATCTAACCTCTATACTTCTTAATTCCTCTAAAGTCTTTGTATTTCGTATTGCCTGCTTCATCTGTTCGTTCCAGTCTCGTATTGCTTGTCTTTGCTGTAGCTGTGTTGCGTATTTTCGTTTAAGTCTTTCTACTTCATCCGTGTCTCCAAGTGCTTCTGCTTCAGCTATTCTTACTACAATATAGTCAGTCCGTTCAAGAATGCTTGCAACATAGCTTCTCAGTTCTGCAAGTTTCTTTTGCTTTTCTTCTGCGAGTTTTTCTGCTTCTGTCTTCACTCTGATTTGTCCGTTGTCAAGCACTACATCATCAAGAGTTTCTACTTCAAGTTCTATAGCTTTAACATTTTGAGGCACTGCTTCAGGTAGTAAGGCACAGCAAAGAGTGTTAAGGTCTGGATGTATATATACCCATACCTTCATCATACTAACCTCCTGATCAAAACGTAGCCTGAGGCTAATGCAGGAAAAACTAAAGTTCCAAGCCGCACCCAGTCTATTGTCCTATTTAACCAATCGCAAGAAAAAACTGATAACCACGGAAAACTGCCACCTATTCCCCATGCATCATAAAACCCTTTTATGTTCTTATACTGTGTAAAATTTGTTATGTAAAAAACAGTATTTGAAAAAGAAAGACCACATCTGAACGCTGAATAGGATGCATAACCTGAATTTAAACCAGCCGCATTTCTATACACCTCTGCATAAGTAAAATTGTTTGGATAAGTTATATTATTAGGCAATAGAAAAATCGGTTCTACCGACCCTCCAGAAACATCACCACTATTACTACAAACCAGATGAACCTCATAACGAGTTCCGCTTTGCGTTCTTGTTCTTAACGGAACAGTTAAGGCATTTGTAAAAATTATTACTGCTTCTTCACCGATTTGTAAATCATAATCCGATGCTGCATTTGTTAGATCAATTCGTCTAAAAGTATATACATCACTCTTTATATAGGTCTGACTTAAATCAAGCACTCCGTCTGCATTCAAAGGCACTATCACATGCGGCATTGGCGTAAGACTTGCATGAAAACCATCCACCGTATCAGCGTCCGTAACAAGAGATGATGTGGAGCTTTTTGAAAGATAGAGTCTCATTTATTCCACCTCCATAACTCTAATCTCTTTGTTGTCTGCATACACATAAACTTCAAAGCCGGGCAGGAAGTTAAAGGAGACGCTGTCTCCGGGCGAGAGTCTAAATCCGTTCGTGTCATCTACTGTGTTGTTCCCGACATAGACCTCTGCATCAGACACGTTCTGAATAATCACCCATCTCGCCTCAGGGTCAAGGTCTATCCGCACTCTTCCGTTTATAGTTATAGCCCTTGTCCTTATTATTCTTCTTAAAGTTTCTTGATTTAGCGGTCTGTATTCATAACTCATAGTAGCCTCCTTTTTGCTTGTGCCCTGATCAGGGCAAACAGATATATATCGTTGTTTGTATACTCAACAGAGAAGTCCGTAAGCGGTAGCTTGCTGTAAAGTTTCTGCAAAATCGCATCTATCTCGGACTGAAACTCGTCAAACTGAGAAAGCTTCTTTTTGTGTGCTACGATGATAACAAAGCTTGAGATTGTGCCAGTTCTGTCTATCTGTTCTCTCTCTAAAAACACACTCATAAGCTTTTGAACATCTGCCCGGAGTTCTTCTGGGTTTTTGTATCCGAGTGTGTGGGTGTAGTCTGGGAAAAGGGTTTTCAGTTCGTTGTGTAAATCCAAAAGCCTCATGCCCTTTTCACCTCGTAGGCTTTTGGTGCGGTTCCCGTTGTAGTCATTGTCTGTGCGTTGAAAAGGTTCTGCAGTTCATTCTGCATTTTGAGATACATATCAGACTTCTCGTAGTATTTACTGTCTTCTGACTGTGCTAATCTCAGATACAGCCTCCTCAGTGCTACAATCTTTGCATACTCTTTTGCCCACTCAAGCCCTTTGGAGTTGAGATCCTCTGGCTGGACACCGTATAAGGCTAATATTCTTTCTGTATAAACATTAGCAAAGCTTATATCAGTATCACTTGGGCTTATGGGTTCATCTGCAAAGTCTGCGTTTGTAATAAACACAAAGCTCATATCACGCCCTCCAAAGCTTTCATAAACTCTACAGCCACCCTCTTAGCCCTGTTCTGCAAATTTGCAAAGAAGAAAGGATAGGGCTTGCTACCCGGATGGCTGACTTTCTTTCTAAAGATATAACCCTCAGGAGTGGGAATTTTCAAGGCTTTTCTCCGTTTTGGGAGTATGGTGTGCGGTTTTGTCCCAAGCTCCACCCACTTAGCATAATCCGCTTGGGCTATGATGCGTGCGGAGTTGTCTGGTGACATATACCATGTTATAGACCTCTGCAAATTGCCTGTGCGAGGCGTGAAAGCCCGTCCTGCATCTATCCAGTCGTGGATGTCTTCCACATACGTCTCCGCCGCTATCATAACCGCCCTCCTAAGGCTTCTTTCTACTGCGTTTGCTTGCAGTATCTGCGGGAGTTTCTTGATCTTTAGTTCTATCTTCATCTTCAATCACCTCTATTTTGTTCCCATAGATCGCCAATAATCTCCTCAGGAGTTGCTCGGGCACGGGTTCCACGGACACCCCGTCCTTGAAATCGATAACGCCCCCGGGGAAGTAGAGGGGGCTATCTCCTTGCCATGGAATCCTTACTCTCTTCATGATTAGTTATTCACATTGACTATTTTGGCAACATCCCATTTATTCTTGCTTGCCATAGAGACATACCACTTCAGTCTCCATTTTCTCGCATCCTTGTTCTCAAGCCTCCCTACTTCTTCTATTACCACACCAGCATTGTCTCCCATATAAACTCCGTGCGTCGCAGTTTGTCCAAGCCTTACAGCATAAACAGAGGTTAGCCCTGATGTGATAGGGATGTATTCATTTCTGAGAATTGGAATTCCGTTGTAAGCCATGACGGGTCTTCCGAAGTTAGGCAACATCACATGTTCAGGATTTACATACAGAGTTCTCAGCAACGCTTTAATGCTGAGATATGTGCGTGGATGCACTATGATTGCGGTGGGTTCTGCTCCAGCTGGGAATTTCTCCAGCAGCTGATCTAAAAGCTGGAACGAAATAGGAGCACCGCCTGAACCAGCATCAACTATCATACTCGCATCCACGAACCTGTCAAGCCCGTCAAACTCGTTTGGGTTAGCTTGGCTTCCTGTGATAAACAACCTCTTGTATGCTCTTACGATAGCTTCAGATGCTGCGAGAGTTTTCTCAAGCACACGGTCTACAAGCTGCTCTACTGCGGTAGCTTCAAAGTTATAGACTACAACATCTGCGGCGATCATGGAGATTTTGTTCTGCATGACTGTGCCGACCACATCCACCTCGGGAATGGTTCCGTATGGGTCTATAACGGATGCTGTAGGCACATCTCCTGTCCTATACCAGCTATAGATGTTTGTAGGGCTTTTGGTGAAGGGCAAGAGGGCAAACAGTTCATCCTTGTCTGCCATATACTCAATAACTGCCCTCTCTGTAGTTTCTGCGGAAAGCCTGCCTGCTAAAACCTTCAACACGCTCATTATTTAGCACCTCCTAAAAGTTTTTTCAAAGCTTGCTTAAGTTTCTCTTCAGGGCTTTGCAGTTCTGTCTGTTCTGTAGTGTGCGGAGCACCAGAACCGCCGACCGCCCGCACAAGGAACGGGTTCTCATTCAAAAACTTCTCAATAGCAGTATCTACGTCCTCACCATCAATAAGCACCTTGCCCTCCCTGACTTCAATTTTCTTTTCAGCTTTCAGTAGCTTCAAAGCTTTGTCTGCGTCTATGACCTTGTCTGCAAGTTTGCTCTTGACTTGATATTCAGTCAGCAGTTCTTCTTTTTCTTTTTGCAGTTGCTTGAGTTGTTCTTTGTATTGCTTTTCTATCTCTTTAGCTTTCTTCCTCTCTTGTTCTAAAGCTTCGTAAAGTTTGCCTTTTTGTTCTAACAATTGTGCTTGCATATCATCCCAGCTTTCAAAGCCGAGATATTTTGCCTGTTCATCCAGATGCTTTTTCACAAGTTCTTCCACGTTGACAGTCTCTACTTTTTGTTCAGTCTTTTGCTGTGCTTGAGTTTGTTCTTGTGTCTGTTGTTCTTGCTTTTCTTCCATCACTTATCACCTCCGCAGTGCTTGTTATACAGCTCTTGTGCTTTAGTTTTGATGCTGTCCTCTCCGTGCATGCCAGCCAGTCTTATCGCCGAGCGTAGCATGTAGCAGTTAACGGAGCCGTCCTTGTTCTTATATGGGTATCTACGGTTTTTCGGGTCAAGGAAGTAGCCTTCGGGTAGTTTTTCTCTTTCGCTTTCTCTATCCAACCACTTCAGTCTGTCAGTCGGTATATTACGAACTTCGGGCATGGGATAGAAAGATAGAATTGATGCTTAAAAGTCTTTTCGCATTTTGCGAGGTATGGCGTGCTTATATTTTTACTGTAGGTGATGGGATTGCTGCACGATCTTGATGATGTGAAAAAGATTGAGAGGGAACTTGAAAAATACGACAGACTTTTTTTGAAAGCGGGGGAGGTAGCAAAGCTTTTAGGTGTTTCACGGAGATTAGTTCATTACTACTGCCAGCGTGGAGAAATCTTTGCAGTGAAGTTAAGCCCCCGAAAAGAAAGGAAGGGAAAAGGAGGGAGCTGGCTGATTTACAAGGAAAGTTTGATAGAGTTTTTGCTTAGGCGGAATAACTACGAGGTGTTTTGAATGCGGAGGTCTTTGTTTTCTTTGATCTTGTGTAGCTCGCAGTAGCTTCTAAGTCTGCTAAGCAGTGCCTCCGGGAGGGCTTTGGCAAGGTCTGAAAAGCTATTGGATGTGATGAAAAGGTATCTTTCCTGCAATTCTGCAAAGTAGAGAATCTCAATAATTAATTCAAGTCTGGGCTGTGGGAGAGTGGCGATTAAGTCGTCTATCATAAAGCAGTCATAGTCTTTGTATGAGTTGTAAAGCGTCTTTAGGTCCGGGAAGGCTACGCACGAGAGATAGAGAGGGTTTGAGATTTCTCTATACTGCAAAAGCTTTGCAATCTTCCATGTGCACGCAATACTTTTGCCTACGCCGGGTTTGCCGTCAAGGATAATGCCTTTTTTCTTTGCTTCTTTAACTTTCTTCAACGCCTCCGTTTCTTTTAGCCCGTTGAAGATTACCTTCAAATACTTTTCAGGGAAGCCGTTAGCAAGCATCGTGGTATATATTGTCTCCTTGCTAAGTGCCTTAGGCAATACGCTAACCGTCTTTCCTTCTTCCACCATGAAGAAGCTTTCATACTCGTGAATGTGTGCATCTGGGAATACTGCTTTTACTTCTTCTACACTCTTATACACCTTCCTCATCTCTTCACCTCCTCCCACCACAGGTCTATAAGTCTCCATGGGTAGCCTTCGTTGGCGGCTGGCGGTATGAGCTGGATAATGGCGTGCATAATGTATTCTCCTTCTGTGTCTCTGACTCGCACAACGAGTTTGTATGTTCTGTCGTTGCTGTTAATTGTTTTAATCTCTAAGACTTCCTTCACGCCCTCTACCAGCTCCTCTTTTGCTATCCTAAAAAGCAACCTTCTTTTCCAGTCTTGTTTTTGTTTATGACCACGGGATTTCATCGTCAGTCCTCCTACCAAGAGAAGTGGTCGTCTTCGGAACTAAAAGGCTTTTCCTCCTCGCCCCAGCCCCGTAAGTAGTAGTCCTTGCCTCGTTGGTTGTCAGGGCTACTCCATTCCTTTCCGTTTGCTTTTTTGATGTTTGGTAGGTTCTGGCGGAATTGCAATATACCGTTCCACTGTTGGCGGGAGTTCTTAAACGTTTCATAATCTTTTTTCAAACTCTCAATATCCTCTCCGTTTCGTTCGTATATCTCTGCCAGTTCCCTGAGGTGTTTTCCGATGATGTATTTGTAGTCTGTGAATCTGAAGCTTTCGGGCGGTCGGTTATCCCAAAGTTTCAAATACCACCCCATCAAATGCTGGAGTTTTTTTCCATCTTTTTCCTCTTCCTCTTCCTTCATTTCCATCTCCAGCCTCGTCTTCAGTTCCATTAGCACTTTGAATGCTTCTCTGATGTTCTTGCGCATAAGCAACTCTAAAGCTTTGTCTATTTTTTTGAGTATTTGTCTCTCCGTCATGCTACAGCCCTCCTTTTTCTCCTCATCTTCTTAAACTTGCTTTTGATGGCTTGCGGGTGGCGGTTAAGTCTTTTCCCTAACTCCTGCAAAATTGCAGTTTTGCACCCATGCTTGCTTAGAGTTTCCCAGATGAGTTCCTCTTCCCACTTCTCATATCTCCGCCGTTCTTCCATGCCTTTTTCTCTACGCATTCTTTTTAAGAACCTTTTCCTGTATTCCTTCTCGCATTCATCACTGCAGTGCATGTCGCTGTCTTGGACGGGGATAAAAGCCTTTCCACAAACTTGGCATCTACGCATTACCTTTTCTACAGACTCCCCCGGGAAACCAAAAACCGGGGGATTGTCGTTGAGAACTTGCAAAATGCCTGACTTTACCTGTGCGTTTATCAAACTTCTTATCTTCTCTTTGGCATACTGTTTTAGATATTCTGGCGGGTTTAATTCTTTCAAAACCATCCACGGTAAAAACACTCGCAACTTTAGCATAGCTTTCCAGATTTGCCCATCCGTCATGGAGATTTACCTCCCGAAAGCTCTTGTAAGCTTTTCAAAAACTTCTTCGTTAAGTTCTAATTTTCTTGTTTTGGCGGCCTGTAAGACTATCGCTAAGTCTATCGTCGTAAATCCTCTTTCCCTTGCAAATTTGTAAACCTCTGTGCTATCTGCATTTACTCCGAAATGTGCAAGCAGGTGTCGAACAGTATCTTCTGTCATCGGGTTCAGTTCCTTTTTTATCGCTATGCGTTTAAAAAGAGAGTGATTATTCACAGCAATCGTTTTCGGCAGAGTGTGGTCTCCCAAAAAGACGTAGCTGAAGCCTATGTCCTCCGCAAGGTCTTTAAGCTCACTGATAATAAACTGCCTACGGATAATCCTTTGCGTTTCATCAATAATGAATATGGGGTGTAAGGATATGTATTCAATGTGGGATTTGATGAGATCAAGAGTCCCTTCGAGGGTATTTCTCACCCCACTTCCAATAGTAAGTCCTATGAGTCTGTAAAGTCTGCCGCGGGTGAGATCACCATCCGGCATCTTAATATAGAACACATCTCTTTCCGTCTGACTGACTTTCTTGGCAGCTATCGTCTTTCCCACACCCCATGACCCCCATATCAGGGCATGGAGTGGTGTTTCCTGCTCCTCACGGAGCACCCTGAGGACTTTGACTGTTTCTCTTATAATTTGTTCTGCGTGCGTCATGGCTTTTCACCTCCTAAGAGTTTTATTGGATCCCACTCCTCTTCCTCGGGCGGTTGAGGTTGAGGAGTGGGTTGTAAGCTTTGTTCGGTAGCACTTAGAAGTTCTAGAAAGGTTGCGGTCTCTTTTTGTTGCTGTAGCATTTGTATTTTCTGCTGTTCAATTTCAAGCAGTTCTTCTTTTAGCTTTCTCTCTCTCCGTTCTATCCGCCTTTCCTTGTTCCTTAGCTCTCTAATCTCCGCCGTGTCAAGGCTGGGAGCGTCGGTGGATATTAACTTTGCAAAACCCAACGGAGTTCTCTCCTTCTCGTCCCATACTTCCAGATACGTAGCGTTCTCTATATCTCTGTAGCATACAACTGTGGGTGCTTTCCTATTCCTGCCGATCTCTCCAGCCCGATCTTCTGATGGGTAGAAAAATTCATATACGAGATTTTCAATTCTTATATTGTTATTACGAACCACTCGCACGAACCTCTCTCTAAAGGCTTTCCTTAGTTCATCCTCTTCTACCTTCCTATACTCAATCGTGGCATGTAGCTGCTCAGGAATAACAGGTGTTTGGAAGTGTTCAAATCTGTGTTGTGATTTGTTGTATTGTTCTATTGCATCTTTGAGGGCGTCTTCAAAGCTTTTGTGCGTAGTGGTGTAATACCTGAGGAGGTCTTTTAAGTCCCGGAAACCTCGTTCTATAAGCTTGCTGTTCGGGCTGTATGGTCTCGTGCGTGTGATTGGGATGTTGAGGTATTCCAACCCTCTCGTAATGATCTCTGCCCTGAGGGTTAGCTCATTGTCCACAATCACCCTCTCGGGCAGTCCGTATTTTTTGAAAAGGTCAATAAAAAATTGTGCTACATCTAATGCCGAAAATGCCTTATTGTAGTAGAAGGTATCCTCCATTGCCTCCACAGTCATGTAGGAGAGGAAGAATCCGCTCCACCTTTCTCTGGCAGCCAATATAAAATACCTTTTCCCTTTCCAGCTATACCCAGTTGCATCAATTTCCCACTCTCCCCTCTCCCGCTTTTGTTTGCCTTTTGGCGTCCTGTATTCTGCGTATTCCTTCTTGTTTCTCCTTTCCAGTTCCAGTTTTTCCCAGCTTCCGAACCTCTGCTTAATGACTTCCTCTAACCTTCTCCTAAACGTCCGCTCGCTTTTGATCCCCAGCAATTCCAGTCGTTTTTTCAGATCCTGTCGTTTTTTCAGACGCTCGTAGATTCGTGCGATAGAAAGAGTCCTGGTTCTACCTTTCTCTTCTCTGGCGAATTTCAGCAACTCTAGGATCGTATCCCATATCTCGTCTTGAAGTAATGCCTCCCTCCCTTCCCTTCTGGGTTTTGGGTTTATCTCATTTATCCATCTGTGGACGGTGCTTTTGGGTATATTTAGCTCTTCGGCAATTTGTCGTATGGAATAGCCTAATCCATACAACCACAGGACGTCTTTTTTCTTGTCCATCCCTGCCCTCCTTTTTGGCTACCAGCCTCTGACCGCCTTCTTGGAATACTCTTTCACTTTTTGATAGATTTCATCCGCTATCTCAAACGCCCGCACCCAGCCAAGCTTGATGCCCATATCTAACAACAGCTCTTCCAGTGCGTTCCGATACCAGTCTTCTATGCTGGGAGGCAGGGACTTTTCTTGCTTTTCTTTTGCTTTTGGTTTCTTTTCTTCTTCTTGTGCTTTTTTCCCGAATGCCTTTTCAAAATCCTCTCTGAGAGCTTCCCATGTCTCCTCGGGTGTGGTTTCTTCAATCTCTTTAGCTATCTGCTCTAACTTTTCCCATTCTTCTTGTCTTATAAGTTCCTCAACCTTCTTCACCACCCTCTCTACAACAGAGTCCACAAGCCTTAGTCCCTTTTCTCTTAAAATCCTTTTGACCGCTTTCCTCGTTTTGGATTCCCTCGCCCACCTGTCCTTCTCTCCCTTTACTTCTTCTTTTATCTTGTTGATTTCTTCTTCGGAAAGGCTGTCCTCGGCGGGTTCTGGTATTTGTTTATACACTGCAAGTAGTTCATCAGCGTGCTGGTGCAGAATTTCATCTACTAACTCTTCATGCCCAAATATGTCCACTCCTCGCCTTCCTAACTCAAATCTTAGCGATTTCCATGTTGAGAAAACATACTCTGGATCTAACAGGATTTCTTTGGCTTTTTCAAGGACAACCTCTTTAAGTTTCCTCCTTTCCTCGTGTTCTTTTTTCATCTCTTCAAATACTGCCTGTGCTTTGTCAAAGAATATTCTGCGTGCCCGAACCGAAAGATTGTCGTATGGTGGCATTCCCTGAAGGTAGCTTCTCACTTTCTCGTAAGGGTCGTCTATAAACCTTCTGAAGTCCTTCTTGACTGTTTCATTCAAAAACTTCAGGATGTCCCTTAATGCCTGCTCTTTCACTACTTCGTTAAAGGACTTTTGTTTTATTGCTTCTTCATGCTCTTCTATAAACGCCGAGAGAAGTCTGTAGCCCTCGGGGGTGGGGGTGCCGTCGGGAGTGAGTAATTGAGAATTATTTGCAAGTAAAGAATCTGCAATTTTTGCAGGTTGTTTACTTTCCCTTTCCCAGTTGGAAATCGCCATTTTGGTGACTCCCAACCTTTCCGCCACTTCCTGTTGAGATAGCCCCTGCTTCCTTAATTCCAACGCCTGCCTTTTCAGTTCCTCATCTTTCGCCCTTCTTTTAACTCCCTGAACCCAATTGTATATTGTCCGCTCAGAGATCCTGAATAAGCGTCTGAGCTTTTCTATCTCCACGCCGTCAGCATATAACAAGCGTGCGAGTTCTTTCTTCTCTTCCCTACTGAGTGGGATCCCGTGAAGCATGTTTTTCTCAATAGCCAGCATTCTAGCTTCCACTTCATCCGTCAACTCCACCACTTCCGTCTTGATTACCTCCTTTCCCAATCTCCTGCACGCAAGCAACCTGTGCATTCCATCAATCAACCAATAAATGCCATTTCCTTTATCCCACACCACTATTGGGGGAAATTGTTCCCCCGCTTCCATTGCCTCTTGGTATTCTTGAACCTTCTCCTCTATGGTGTGGTTGTAAATTCTGGGCAAAAGTCCCTGAATAACTTCAATTTTGCTAACTGGGACCTCAAAAATGCCTTTGCTTTTCATGCCTTACACCTCCTTTATGAGATTTGGTTTTTTGTGTAAAAAAGCGGGAAGGCGTTGCACCTTCCCAAGTGGCAACTGACAAGGAGGAAGAACCCTCTTGTAAAAAGGCGGGCTTGGAGCCCGCAAGAGGAGATAGAGGGGGGAGGAGGGAAGCTCCTCGAGGTATTTCATTTCCCTAACCTAAAAAACAAATGCCGCAATTTTTCCGCAAGGAATATCAATTCCTGCTCGCTTAACTGAAAATTGATTTTTGTAGAAGATTCTTTCGCTTTCCCTTCCGTGAGTGAGATTACCACTTTGAGATCACTGGAGACAGACACGCTTAACTTTTTATATGTGCTTTCCCCGCTTTGGTGGTATAAATTCACTACCTCTACCCACTTCCCACCTTCTTTCCTTTGCTCTTTAGCCTCTTGCGGTTGTTGTGGCGGTTGTGGCTGTGGTGGTTGCTGTGGTTGTGGTTGTAGCTGTTGCCGTGGATGTTGCTCTCTTTGATATCTTTTGTTCGTATATCTTTCCTTCATCTGCACACCTCCTCAATTACCTTTTCTATCCTTTTCACCTCCTTTAACATTTCCAAAGACTGCCTATACCTTACCTCGGCTAAAAGAATGAGCACTACGCCAAAGAAAAGAACCATTAAGCTTATAACCCATTGCCAGTCTGGGTCCTTTTCTGGTAGTCTCATGGTGTACCCTCCCATGGAACAACCACTGCCAAGATCCTGTCTCCGTCCCTTTCGTATTTCTTTACCTCATAAAGCTGTTCTCCTGACGCATGCTTCACGGAGATGATTTCCCATTCTCTGATCCAATACCATTCATAGAATGCGAGGTCTAACACGAAAAAACTGTTGAACTGTCTTATCCTCAGTGCTATATTATTCTTCTTGTCTACGTGCGTCATCATTGCTCTTCACCTCCCCCGAGAGGGTCTTCTTCCTTCCCTCTCGGCTTTTTCTATGAGCTTTTTCTTAAGCTCGGCTCTCTTGAGTAAGAGTGTGTAGATAGCCTCTTCAACCTCTTTTAAGTCCTCCTCTATACTGTTTTCCTCATCCACGAGGGCTTCCTCGGCGTCGTTAAGTTCTTTGAGGATTTCCTTAAATGGAACTTCCCTTTCCGCAGGGTAGGGCTCCAGCCTGTAGCCAAGCCTGTGTGCTATTTCCTGAAGCGCTTTGAAAGCAAGCTCGGGCATGTGCTCGTGGATAATGAGCAGTGTGTCCAGCGCATAGCTCAGCGGGTCTCGCCTATGGAAAGGATTGTCCTCATCCATAGACCATGCGTAAATAAGCTTTTCTGACCTCCCCAGACGGGAAGCCAATGGGTATGGGCTCTTCTTCCGGAGGAATTCCCGGAAGACCCAGTTAAAGCTTGAGTGCCTCATGGTTTTACCTCCTTTATGGGATTTGGTTTTTTGCTACCTTTTTTGCTGGGTGTGGGCTTGGCGCCCTTGCTTTCTACACGCCTTTCCGCTAAATAAATCTCATACTTTTCTGGGAGGTCAGGGACATGAAGGGTCTCTGCAATTTTGCAGATAAGAGGACGGGAGATTTTCTTGCCGGACAACACGCTAAACAAATAGACATGATTAACATTGAGAATGTTCGCCAGCCTGCTGAGACCTATTCCTTGCCTCCTTCCCGCTTCTCTTACAATATCCCTTATGGGTATGAGGTTAGAACCCATAGGGGACATTATAAGAAAAATTCCTTACTTGTCAAGAGGGAAGAAGGAAAATTTCTGATGGGTGCAGGAGAAAGGATAAAAAGGCTGAGGCAAGCTTTAGGGTTAACACAAAAAGAGTTTGCTTCTCGAATAGGGATAACCTATGAAATGCTGGGGCTTTACGAAAGGGGTAAATACGCTCCACCCGAGAAAGTTCTCAAACTCATCTCTTCCACGTTTGGTGTCTCTTATGAGTGGCTCAAGGAAGGCAAGGGAGAAATGTGGGTAAGAATGGATAAGGCAATATTAGAGGGAGCAGGAGCAAGGTTAATAGAATTTGCTAAAGGAATAGTTCGCATTCCATTAGTGGAGAGTGTTGGGACAGAGTTCCCAAAAAATACAGCCGACATAAGGACTCTAGATTATATCCGTGTTAGTAAAGAAACATTACAAAATGGTGGTAGATTTGCAATTCAAGTCCGTGGAGACAGTATGGAGCCCACCTTGCGTGATGGTGATTATGTAATATTCAAGCCTTATGTAGGGGACGGGTCAGATATCCCAAACGGAAAGGTAGTAGTCGTGCGAAATATTGGCGGAGAACTCATTGTGAAAAGGCTTGTGAGGGTAGAGGGTGTTATGATGCTGGTTCCCGACAACCCAAAATATCCTCCACTTCAACCCTCTGCAGATTTGCAGATTGTGGGCGTGGCGGTGGAGGCTATAAAAAGAATAGAACTCTGACTTTTTGCAGTCTTTGCTTGATTGAGTGCTTATATATATCAATTATTGATATATGCAATACGCTTCGCTTGGAGACATCGTCTTCAAAGTCTATTCTTATCTTGAGCACAGAGAAACAAACGAATACGCAGTAGCCAAGCACAGAACCATCTTCGCCCCCTCAAGCCTGCAGTTCCTCGGCGATGAACTTCTAAGCCTTGAGGTCAAAGTGGGCTTTCACAGGGATTTTTGCGACCCGCTTGAGGAGTATCAAAAACTGAAAGACATTGCTAAAGAGGGCTTGCCAAAAAAACTAATCATAGCCGAGCAGGTTTACGGAGATTTTGTAATAGAAAGCATCACTGCAGAGGTCAAACAAGTGGATATGTGGGGCAAACCCGTCGCAATCTATTGCACTATGAGACTTACAGAATACCGAGAGAAGAAACTCCAGACAAGGGAAATAAGAACAACAAAGAAAAAAGCACCAGCCAAGAAGAACAGAAACTCGCAACAGCAACCGCAAGTGCAACCATCGCAGTATAAACCCATCATTACGAGGTGAGCACGATGGAATACATCATTTACATCGCTAAGCAAGGAGACCGCTGGGATACAATAGCTTGGCAGTTCTACGGAGACCCTTATCTTTATGAACCCATCCTCCGTGCTAACCCAGAGTATCTTGGCTTGCCCTACCCACCACCCGGTGCAAAATTGCGAATTCCTATCATAGAAGTTGAGGACGAACCAGAGGTCGTAAAGGCACCATGGCAGACAGAATAGGTCTTTATAAACCTTTCCTTTATGTTGAGATAAACAACCGGGATGTCTCAGCCTACATTACGCCCTATCTCCTGAGTTTTCGCTACATAGACAACGATGGCTTAGACAGAAATGAAAGCGACGATGTGGAAATAGAAGTTGAAGACAGCATCGGCTTTTTCAGGAAAAACCCTCCAGCAAGAGGGTCAAGCCTTAAGGTCAGATTTGGCTACGAAGAAGCAGTGCGGGACGCAGGAGTATTCTTCATAGACAGCTACACCTTTAGATATTCCCGAGAAGGAGCAACCTTTACCATCAAAGCTTTAGCTAAGGATGTTAAAGCAAGCTTTAGAACACTCAAGACTACCGCTTTTGAAAACACAAGCTTAAAGAAAATCGCCCAAGACATAGCCAAGAGAAACGGCTATAAGCTTTACTTTGAAGGTTCAGACATCACATTCCAGCGGATAGACCAATACAAGCAGAGGGATCTGGAATTCCTGTCCCAACTCTGCAAACGCTACGGATACACCTGCAAAATTGCAGACGGGAAAATAGTCATTCAAGGAGTAGAAAGCATCCTCAATCGCAAAGCTACTTTCGTGCTAACGCCCGAGTGGGTGATAGACCTTGAGATAGAAGTTTCAAGCTTGTATGCTGGAGAGGTGGATGTGGTCTACCTTGACCCACAGAAGAAAGAAGCAACCGCAGACAAAAAGAAGGCTAACGTGAAGGCAAGCCAAGACAAGCAAGTAGAAAGAGTCAGGGTAGAAAACAAAGCACAGGCTGAAAGGATAAGCAACGCCCAAAAAACACTAAACGAGATGAGAGAGTTAAGAGGCAGGCTTACCTGCGTCGGCATCCCTTCCATCTACGCAAGCGGAAGCATTGAACTCAAAGGCTTTGATAGATTTGACGGTGTTTATTATGTCTCTCAGGTTGAGCACGAGATGACAAGGGACGGCTATACAACCAGAATAGAATTTTTGAAAAAACCCACACAAGGTAAAGGAGGTAGGAAATGATCAGGCGGGGCATCGTGGTAGCAGTTGACGAAAAGACCGCAAGAGTAAGAGTGCAGATGCCAGACCTGGACAACGTAGTCTCTAACTGGCTCCCAGTTGTCCATCACAAGACCCAAAAGGACAAGACTTATTGGCTACCCGACATAGGGGAATACGTGATTGTTGCCTTTGATGAGGAAGGAGAACACTCAGACGGCTATGTGTTGGGGGCTATTTACAACAACAAGGATACACCACCAGTTGCCAGCAGAGATAAGTTCTTTGTGCGGTTTGAGGATGGAACAGAGATTGAGTATGACAAGAAAACCCATCTTCTCCGAGTGAAGGCACAAACGGTTCAAATTCAAGCAACGACAGTTATCATTGAGAGTAACGTAAACATTGTTGGGAATTTGGCGGTGGTCGGTGGTGGTGCGAGCAGCGTGAACATTGTAGGCAACTTGGAAGTAGTCGGCAACATCCACGCCACGGGCTCCATCATAGACGAGGGAGGGAATACAAACCATCACAGCCACTGATTGCAATCTTTGCTTGAACTTTCCTTCGTTTGTTGCAATGTTTAAAGAGCATGGAAGTAGGGATTTTTTCGCTGGTTCTGAAAGGTGGCTGGGCTGCAAGCCTTGCTTTTTTGTTGTATTTGCTTCTCAAGTTTGAGAAGAGGATGGAAAGTTTGTCAAGTGATATGAAGAAGCTTGAAGAAAAACTCGAGGACTATCACAAAAAAATGGTAAGCAAGGAGGAGTATTATCGTGATGTAAGCGGGTGGCGGAACGAACTAAACAGGCTTATTCTAAAGCTTGAGGAACTACAGAAACACGGCGTCACCAAGGAAGAATACTACAGGGACGTCAGCGGATGGAGAGCAGAAATACGAAGGCTTGATGAGCGACTACTAAAGGTTTTGGAAAAGTTTTCGGAGGTCCAAAGATGAGTAAAAGCTTGCGAGGTCTAATTTTAGACTTCCTGAAAAGAATTTACCCTCGGGAGATTGAAGAACTTGAAGTGATTGCGGTCTTCTACCAATACCACAGAGACACGGAGATAAGGCAGGCACTCGCATACCTTGTGGACAAGGGCTATGTGGAGGCTAAGAAAGTGGCAATCCCTTATGACAAAAGACGCTACAGAACGCTTTACAAGATCACTCCAAAAGGGATTGACCTTTTAGAAGGAGAGATTGTGGATGACACCGTCCTTCCTCCCGAGGATTGAACGATGGCAAAACGCAAGAAGGCAGAACTCTACGACCTTATACAACGTATCGTATATCTCTACGAGGAAGAGAAGAAAGACTTCAGGACAATAGCAAGCCTACTCCGATCTGAGGGCTACGACATCTCACGCTCAAGCATCCACCGTGCCTACAAAGATTACAAGGAACTTGCTAAACAATACAACGAATGGTGGGACAAGATAAAAATCCTTGTTGAACAAACGCAGAACAAACCAACCAGCTTTATGCTCTCCGCCCTTGTTTCCATCCTTACCCAGCATGTGCTTGAGTTTGTGAAAGACATAGACTTCATGGAGTTTGATGATCCCGGAGAACTCATTAAAGCGGTCAAGGAACTCACACAGATGACAAAGAGTTTAGAGGAATACGTCTCTGCAAAATTGCAGAAAGCAGTGGAAAAGATAGAGGAAGAGGGCAAGAAGAGGAACATAGACCCAGAGTTCCTAAGGCTTGTAAAGGAGGAAATTTATGGAGTTTGAAAAACTCCTCCTTCCTTACCAACGCCATGCCCTCCAGAAGATGCTTGAGAAGAAGTATTCCATCCTCATGTGGTCAAGGCAGACGGGAAAATCCTTCGTAGTCTCCCTTTTTGCAGTCTTGCGTGCTATTGAAAGAAAAAACCACCTCGTCGCCATCATCTCACCCACTGAAAGACAATCAAAAGAACTTATGGAGAAGGTCAAAAGACATGTGGAGTTTCTAAGACAGGTCGGTAAGCTAACTGGTGATGTGGAGTTTTTTGAAGATACACAAACTAACGTGCTTGAGGTTAGGTTCCCAAACCGTTCACGGATAATCGGACTTCCCGCAAACCCTGACGGCGTGCGTGGTTTGACTGGTGATGTGATTTTAGAAGAGGCGGCATTTTTCAAAGACGGCTACAAGGTCTATCAAGCTATATTTCCAAGCATAACAAGAAATCAGGACTTCAAGCTTGTGGTCATCTCAACACCGAAGGCAAAAAACGATATTTTTGGACACCTCTGGCAGATGTCCGAAGGAAACGACCTTTGGTTCCGGCAAAAGCTAACAATCTATGACGCAGTTAGTCTTGGGCTGGATGTGGATGTGGAGGAATTAAGAAAGGGCGTGCCAAACCAAGACATATGGCTTCAAGAGTATATGTGCGAGTTCTTGGACGAAGAGTCTGTCCTCCTTCCCTACGAGTTAATCCATGCCTGCACTGTGGAGGGTATAGAAGCAGACATAAGAGAATTGACTGGAGATGTCTATCTTGGCGTTGATATTGGAAGAAGGCATGACTTGACAGTGATAAGCATTCTTGAGAAGGTGGCAGGCAGGTATTATCTACGCAAGCAGGAAATCCTAAGGAAACTTCCTTTTTCCGAACAGTTTCAAATCATAGACCACCTAACCGCATACGCCCGCAAAGTTGCAATAGACGAGACAGGCATAGGCATGCAGTTGGCGGAAGAACTTGCTAAGAAATGGGGAGAACTTAAGGTTCTGCGTGTTTACTTTACAGCCAAAGCAAAAGAAGAACTCGCAAGCCGGGTAAAAACAGTCTTTGAAGACAAGATCATTAGCATACCGCCCGACAAAGACCTGATTGAAGATTTGCACTCTGTGAAAAGGACGCTAACTCCCGCAGGGAACATACGCTACGAGGGAGAAACTCAAGACAGCCACGCAGACCGGTTTTGGAGTTTGGCATTAGCCCTTTACGCATCAAGCCAAGAGGAAACAAAAGAGTTTTTACCTGTGTTTTTTGCAAACCAAAAAAGAGGGATAAACTATGGACTTAGTGCGTTATCTTAAACGGCTATTCAGGTCTGAAAAGGTAAACTTAGCTGACCTTCCAAAGGCAAGGGTCTCAGTCCAAGCCGAGAAGGTTTTAACTCCCAAGACCTTAGATGTGCGGTATAAGTTCGTTAATCCTAAGTATCCGAGAGAATGGCTAAACGTCATAGCCAAAGCAGTTGTTGCAAACCCTATCCTTTCCCAAGTCCATAACCTTACAATCAACTTAGCAAACACCGGGCACACTGTTCAGGTAGAAGGCAAAGACGCAGAGAAGGCAAGAGAGGAACTCAAAGAGCTTGCATTCCTTCTAAACACAGACCACCTCATTAATCAGCTAATCGCACAGATAAACATCTCTGGAGCTATATCGGCTGAAGTTGTGGTTGATGAAAAATTGCAGGGAGTGAAAAAGGTCGTGTTTGTGCCAGCCTCTACTGTGTATTTTGTCTATAACGAAGAGACAGACGAATACGAACCCTACCAATGGGTCGGCAACGCAGAACCTATAAAACTTAACACGGCGACTTACAAATACTTGCCCCTACTTACCCTTGAAGATTCACCCTACGCAATCCCTCCATTCCTTGCCTCCCTCTCTATCGTAGAAGTAGTAGAAAACATGATCGCAGAGCTTAAGGGTTTGGCACAGAAGATCGGTTTGATTGGCTTCTTGGACGTGAAGTTTCCACCACTTGCTAAAGCACCTAATGAAACAGAAACGGAATACCAAGAGAGGGCACTCAGATGGCTTGAGAACATCGCGCAACAAATAAGCGAGAATATGGCTAAAGGCATATTCCTTCACTTTGACGGAACAGAGGCGGAGTTTAAAGAAATATCACCCAATGCGGGAGGAATAAGGGAAATCATAGACCTTGCGGAAAAGTGGTTGATTGAGGGAGCAAAAAGCCAACCCGCAGTTCTTGGTTTTTCAACTGGCTACACTGAAACTTGGGCAACTGTTGCTCTGCACGTTTTCTCCGCACAGCTTCAAAACATTCAAAGGCTTGTCAGACGATTCTTGGAATTCACTTACCGCCTGCATCTCATGCTAAGAGGCTTTGACATAGATGATGTGAACATCATCTTCAACCCGCTTCCTGACTTTGAACCTCAAAAGAAAGCGGAAGCAAGGCTGAAGGAAGTTCAGAGAATAGTCCAACTCCTCCAAGCTGGCATTATTGATATTGAAACCGCAAAGAAAGAACTCGGCTACGGTCCCGAGGAGTAAGCATGGCTGAGTATGACTGGGACGCAGAAGGGAACGAGTTCATAGATGACCTTCTGAGAAGAATCCTTCCCGATTTTATAAAGAAAGTAGAGTCCGTTCTCACAGAGGCTTTCCGCTTTGCTCCTTACTTCATAAGCTTTAACGACTTTACACGGTTCATTATGCAAGAATTAGAACAGAAGGTCCGCCTATCGCCAGAACACAAGGAAATGCTTTACTCTGAGTTCAGAAGGATCTACGAAAAAACACAAAAGGAAGCGACCGCAGGGATGCCAATACAGGTAGAGTTCAACATGGCAGACGAGCGCTCTATCAACTATGCCCTGTCCCTAACTGATTTCTATCTTGGCAAGTTCTTCCAAGGAGACAAAAAGCTCCGCCTTGATGTAGTCAAGTGGCTTTCCAAGTATTACTTAGAACAAGGAAACCCCATTGGTAAGGGGCAAGAGGGCATCAAGCATTTTCTAAACGAATTCGGAAGCTACCTCAAACAAAGAACAGAAGGTAAAGTAAGACAGATCATAGACACCTCAGTTAATCACCTCCGGAACTCCGCAAGGCTAAGGGCTATAGCAAAGGCAAGGATTACAAAATACCGCTGGGATGCAGTAGGAGACAGGCTAACATGTCCTTATTGCCGAAGTATGGACGGGAGAATTTTTGATACGGGAGAAGCAATCAGAACATTAGAGTTTATAGAAGCTGACCCTGCATCTATGCCTGAAGTAAAGCCCTTTCTGACAAGTTTCCCTTTAGATAAGCTAAAAAGCTTACCAAGCCAACGGATGCCGTCAAAGATGCCACCAGCCCACCCACACTGCAGATGCAGAATCGTTGCTTTTATTGAAGAAATTGAAAAACCATACCCGGTCGTCGTAGAACCAGCCGTCCCACCCAGATCTCTTGAAGAAACTGCAATTTTGCAGGAATTGACCACCGAATTGAAAGCCTTGCGTCCAGAGGAAATAACCGCTCGCATAAGAGCACATCTTGGAAGTGATTGGAGGCGTAATCCCGACGGCACCTTTGACGCCAAAGCCAACAGACTTAAAGCCGAGTTTGAAAAGCATGCCAAAGAACTGGGAGTTAGCTCACTCAAGGAATACGAACAGCTAAGCTATGAAGTGATAAAAAAGCCCGAGCACGTCTTTATCCAGAGAGTTTTCAACCCTCAGACCAAAAAGTATGAAACGAACTACATCTTTGTCAAAAACGGTGTTTATGTGGTTTCAAACGACGAAAGCCTCGCCATCCAAACGTGTGCAAGACTGAAGAAAGATATAGAGGGCTTGCTTTCTGAACTCTCTGAACAACTACCGTCTGCTACAGTTAAGCTCTTCTGACTTTGTGAAATCTTTGCTTGAAATCTTCCTTCCTATCTGCCATCCTTTTAACTATGACTGTTATTGAACGGGACGCTGTAAAAAGCGTCTTGCAAAATATCCGTGTGATTTTAACAACGCCCAAAGGTTCCGATGTGCACCGCCCCGAATTTGGCTCAGAACTCTACAGATTTATAGACCAACCACTTACAGCCCTAACAGTAGGCAAGATCAAAGCCTACATAGCAGATGAAATAGAAAGATGGGAACCAAGGGTAAAGGTCAAAGAAATCAAACTTGATAGACGCCTTGAACGGACAAAGATACAGCTTGTATTAGCGATTGAAGGTATAGAAGGTTTAGTGGGTCAGGAGCTATGGATATAAAGTTTGTAGAGACAGACGCAACTTATTGGGAAAGCTTACTGATTGACGCTTACGAAAAAATCACACAGCGACCACTCTACCCAGCAGACCCTGAACGGCTACTGATCAACCTTCAAACCTATGCCAACACCCTTTTAGCCATAGCAATAAACGAGACTGCAAAACAGAACCTGCTTGCTTTCGCAAAAGGACAGTATCTTGACGCCCTTGCTGAGTTCTACGGAGTTCAAAGACTTCCCGCCAGGAAAGCACAAACCATCTTGCGTTTTTCTTTAGCGGAACCATTGAACTTTGATGTTATTATCCCTGCCGGAACAAGAGTACCCGCAGGAGACCTCTATTTTGCAACTTTGCAGGAAGCAAAGATCCCAGCTGGAAGCTTATATGTTGATGTCCCAGCTGAGTGCAATGAAGCAGGAACAATAGGGAACGGTTTTTCTCCCGGACAGATAAAAGACCTCATGGACCCATTGCCTTACATCGCCTTCGTCTCAAACATCACCATGAGTATGTATGGTGCGAATGAGGAAGATGATGAACGCTTTCGTGAGAGGATAAGACTATCCATTGAACGCTTCACCAATGCAGGTTCAAGACAAGCCTACATCTACCACACACTTTCCGCCCACCAAGACATAGAAGATGTAGAGGTCTATAGCCCAGCCCCGGGTCAGGTAAAAGTCATATTCACCGTGAAAGGCGGCAACATCCCAGACGAAAGCATGCTCTCATTTGTTAGGGATTATTTGTCTTCGGAACGCATACGCCCCCTCACTGACCAAGTCTTAGTCTCTGCGCCTGAAGTGGTTTACTACGACATTGATTTAACCTTTTATGTAAATAAGAAGGATGCTTCAAAGCTTTCCTTCATCCAATCCGCAGTAGAGAAAGCAGTCAATGACTTTATAGCTTGGACAAAATCCAAAATCGGAAGGGACATCCTACCTGAAGAACTAATACGGCTTGTCAAACAAGCAGGAGCTTACAGGGTAGATTTAGCCTTACCCACAAAGCACGAACTCACTATTGAACAAATAGCACACGCCCGAAACGTAAGCATTCGCTACGGAGGTTTGGTGGATGATTAAAGAACTTACTCCTCCAAGCATAAGAGAACTTCAGCACTTAGTAGACACCTTTGACACAGGCTTTGAAGAGCTGAAAAAGCACATCATCAAGGTTCTTATTTACCCACGCATTGATGAGATAGAAGATGAGAAACTCCTTGATCTCCTTGCTTGGCAATTTCACATTGAAGGCTACGAACAAGCACAGACAATTCAAGACAAGCGCAATCTAATCAAGAACACAATTGAACTCCACCGCTACAAGGGAACACCCTACGCAATAAAGAAAGTCTTCGAATCCCTGGGTTTAGATGCAAGCTTGCAAGAGTGGTTTGACTACGACGGCAACCCCTACAAGTTCAAAGTGCTCGTTAAAAACATCATACAAGACGAAGACACATACATTAGATTCACCAAGCTAATCAACGAATACAAAAATGTTCGCAGTTGGCTTGACGCAATCGGCTTCCATCGTGAACACAGTCAAACCCTTTATTATGCCTCTGCTCAGAAGGATGGAAAGCACTATCATATCGGCTTACATGTAGACGTATCAGTTGAACCTTATACCATCCACACAGGCTTTGCTCACAGGGTCGGGACATCTTACCAGATAGGCATCTACGAACCTCAAGTATCAGTTGAACAAGCAGGGATCTATGCGGGCGGTGTCCAGAGAATCGCAAGCTACATGGCTATATATCCAGAGCTAATTAGGAGGTAAGAAATGGCGGACTTTAGAGGCACGATATTAACGCGAAGAGGGAGAAACCTTTTAGCCAAAGCCCAAACCGGGACTACACTAACTTTCACAAAAATAGCAATCGGTGATGGGCTCTGGCTTTCAAACACAGACCCAACACAACTGAACGACCTCGTTTCTCCAAAGCTAAATCTACCGATACAGGAAATTAGAGTCGTCGGTGATGGGACGGTCCGGTTGAGGTTTGTGTTAACTAACACCGCTCTTTCTCAAGGTTTCTTCATGCGGGAAATCGGTATTTATGCCCAAGATCCAGACCTTGGAGAAATTCTTTATGCAGTGGCATATGCGGGAGATAGGGCGGACTTTATTCCCGCCGATGGCATCACTAAAGTTGAGAATGTTGTTGACATCTACACAGTCATTGCAAACGCACAAAACGTCACCGCAGTGATTTCCGATACGGTTGTCCTTGCGACGAAACAGGACATTGACACGGTAAAACCTGAAGCCAGCTCTACTGCTCCAAGCTTCACATACCCGGGGAAGCTATGGGTAGATGGAGATGAATTCCTGAAATACTTCAACGGCTCCAACTGGCAGGGTCTAAAAGTATCCTTTGCCGATACCGTAGACGGTTTTCATGCAAGTCTTACACCAGCACCATTTACACTTGTGCCTCTTAATGCAAATGGGGTTTTGGATTTGAGTAGCACTTACATAAGGAGTAATGTTTATACATTTAAAAGAATAAACGGAAATGAACTAACTTCTGATTATCCGCTTGCGGTAGGAGAAGAGGCGATTTATACATTTTCTACCTCATCACCACCTATCAATGTTCCTTTGCGTATTGCGACAGTTCCGTATGGAGTTTATCAGATACTGATTTTTGACTATATGATAACAACACCGAGTTCGGATTTAGGGCATTATGGTTTGTTGCCGAATAACACAATTTATAGTAATATGTTTAGGTGTGTTTTTATTACTTTTCATGAAAATTCAACCAGTTTGCAGTTTTTCACATATATAACGAATGGTTTCTGTTTTGACAAATTTACAGGCGGTTTATGTTCTGTTTTTGTGAATGTATATAACAGAGTTGCAACGTTTGAAAGTTCAGCAAATGTATCAGTTTTAGAAACTTATCCAGGTGCAAAAAGGATAGGAACTACAAGATGGTTAGACAAATCTACTTCATGGACTTCATTAGGAACTATGTTGTGTAATTCAACTGCAGGGCTTATCTTAGTTAGGAGGTTGCTGTAATGAAGGTGTATGCCTTTATCCACCCAGACCTCAAAACCCTTTGCTGTGCTGTTTTGCGAGAAGCAGTGCCTCCAAACACTGAATATGTTGAATTTGAAGTAGGAAGTCCAGATGATGTAATTTATGACGGAACACAAATTAAATTGAAAACAGAAGAAGAAAGACTTGCAGAAGAAAAGCAGAAGAAACTTGCGGAATTAAGAAGCTATGTTGCAAGCTTACTTTTACAGACTGACTATGTCATAACAAAACTTGCAGAAGCTGAAGCACTTGGAGACACAGAAGCTGTAGAACAGCTCAAACAGAGATACGCAAAACAGCTACAGCAGAGGCAAGCAATCAGGCGATGGAACGAACAGATGAAGCAGGCAATACGAAATGCAGAGACCTTAGAGGAACTAAGGAGGATAGAAATCAGATATGGTTAAGGCTTTGTTTTTTGTAAGCATAATAGTAAGCTTAATGTTGTTTGGTGCTTGGTTTTATGAACGCAAAACACACTTCCAAACTGTGAAAGCACTTGCAACGTGTAAAGCAGAACTTCAAGCCACACAAGAGAACCTTGCCAAATACGTGCAACTATACACGGACCTGCGGAATAAGTGTGAATTGGATAAAAGGCAAATAGAAAAGAGATACACCGCCCTCCTCAAAAAAGCTACCGAACCTATCCCACAGATAAACATCCCACCGCACACGGATGAGTGCGAGGCTATAAGGAGGATGATAGATGAGGCAAGCAAGCATTTTAGCCCTTAGTCTGTTTTTGTTGGCCTGCGCCACAAAACCGCAAGGGCAAGTAATAGAAAAAGAAGTCATCGTAAAGTGCCCTATTCCTGACATCCCACGAACAGAGAGACCCATTATTAGGCCTGAACAGCCATACACTGAAAAATTGCAGTCTCTTTTGAACTACCTATTTAGACTTGAAAGGGAAAACGAACTTTTAAGGGAGGTGATAGACACATGCAGGTAGTAGAAGTGCTAAGAAGAATACTGAAGCATTACGGCGTTGATTTAGCCCTTGCAATTGTGTTTATGCTTGTGGCTTTTGCATACGTCTACGACCAACCCACGCTTTTGAGTGCAATAGCCAGAAAGGCGGCATTGGCAAGTGCGGGACTGGTGTATTACTACATCACGAGAGTTCTCAAGGTGGGCTTCATTGAGTGGAGGGATCCTTATGACAAGATATATAGTATTGCTTTGCTTATCTATATTGCCCTCGTTTTCGCTCTGGGCTAATTCCAGATGCTTGAAGCTTGAGCCAGCTATAACAGAAGCAACGCATAAATACATAGCTCCAGACTACCCCATCCATTACAATGTTGCCACCGCAGAAAAAGAGACGGGCTGCAGGTGGCGAGAAAGCGCCGACGGGCATGGCTCAGTTGGATACTTCCAGCTGACTCCGAAGTTCTTAGACCCACTACTACGTCCACTATTCCCTGATTACACAAAGCCATACAGCAAAGACCACTTTTACGCCTTCGCCTACTACCTGAACACGCTTATACGGAGTAGTCCCACCTCACGCCTCTGGGTGGCTTACCAGAGATACAACGGCGGGAACTGGGTTATTCAAGAGTGCAGGCGAGCTGGG